TATCATCTATGGAAGAATACCTATCTCACTTTGAGTTTTTAGTTGTAGCAGGATCGTTAATCGGGGGTTGGATAAAGTTCCAAGCTGACTACAACAAACTATCATCTCGGGTCTACGCCCTGGAGGCAGACAACAAAGAGTTTAAGGACGACGTTAAGCAGCTCCTTAAAGACATCCAAGAGATCAAGATACTCCTCGCTAAAAACAAGATGGAGTGAAACTTGACGACACCACAAACTTCGGGATTAACATTAAGTGGTTGATCCAAATCGTTGTAGGTGTTGGTGGGGCTGTATGGATTTACTTCACCATCATGTCTGCACTGTCTCAGCTTGAGATAGAAACTATGCGTCACAATCAAGAGATCGAACTCAACTCAGAGTTCAGAATCAAGTGGCCAAGAGGGGAGATGGGCAGCTTACCTGATGATGCTGAGCAGAACCTCAGACTCAATCACTTAGAGCGTGATGTAGAACAACTGCAAATACTTGTGGATGAGTTGCGGCAGAAAGACTGCAATTAATTACCTTTGTAACGAAACCGCTTTGCGACCGGCCCTCGGTAACCAAAAAGGGGCCTAGACATCGGGTTACATTAGCTGTCACCATAGGCAGTGAACGTTGTCCCCGGTAGTTTCAAAAAGTGCGTTGGTATAAAACTCGGGTGGGAACAAGGCTATAGGCTGACAGAAATGCCCCCACGTAGGCTAAAGACGGCGAGTGGAAATCCAACTGCTAAACACGCAAACCCAAGGGGGTAAATTGTATCTAGTCATGAGAGAGATTAACCGAATTATACTGCACTGCTCCGCCACTCCAGAAGGGAGAGACATAGACGCAGCAACAATAAGAGACTGGCACGTAAACGGAAACGGCTGGGCGGATATCGGGTACCACTACGTCATCAAGCTAAACGGGGAGATAGAAAGTGGGAGACCTCTAGATACAAAAGGTGCACACACCAAAGGCCACAATGACGACTCCATAGGGATCTGCTACATCGGTGGGATGGATGCTGAGATGAACCCCAAGGACACAATGTTCGAATGCCAAGAAGAAGCATTCAGGGAACTGGTGTTCTCACTACGCATGGTATGGGATAGAGAGTTGACGCTGCACGGGCACAATGAGTTCTCAGACAAAACATGCCCCAGCTTCAAAGTCAGCGAGAAGTTTGCAGATATACTATGAGAAAACGAGTTGACAACGTCATAGACGAAGATGACGTAAACTGGTTAAAAGCACAACCTACAGGTAAGCATCGTACCTGGGATTCTGCACCGCTCAAAAAAGTGCTAGCTCACATAGATGCTACCCCTACAGAAAACTCTTATTGGAGAGTAGAGTCTAAGCCTCAAGGACACGGGTGGCATATAGACACAGGCAGCAAAAAGCACATGCTTTGGTGCAGATATGGGGCAAGTGTACTGCTATCCAAACCAGATCAGTTTACTGGGGGCACACTTACCTACAGAGACAGGAAAGAAGATAAGATTTACCGTTCAGCCTACATCCACAGTTCTGACGTAGAGCACATGGTAACCCCACATGAGGGAAAAAGAACTGTACTACTCTTGTTTATATAAGACAAGTTTTTATATCTTTGCCTAAAACCAACACAAATGGCAAAGATCAACTTCCAACCCACACGTGACTGGGTAGTTCTCCCAGTTCAACGTAAGAATAAGACCGCATCCGGTATTACACTGCACGGGGGTGCAGAAAACTCACTACGTACGAACATACTTGAAGTAGTTGCCGCAGGACCTAAGTGTGAGATGGTCAAAGAGGGCGACACTGTCATGGTACATCCTACATCTGAAGGTCTAATTATAGACCTAAAGGGTAAGGAGTACGTAATGGTGAACGAATTTATGATCTGCGGTATTATCCCTAACTAATGGAGGGAAGCGTCACAGTGTCGTTAAAGTCTTTCGATGAGCTGAGGAGCGCTAAAGAAGCCACAGACCAGAAAGACCAAATGCTGCAAAGAGCAGCAAGAGAGTTAGAGGTATTCTTATCATTCTTGGTGACAAGAGAGAACATACAAGAATACCTAGATGAGTTTAACAGGCAATCCTCCACGTGTAGAATAAACCTAGATGAGGGGAGAGCCAAAATAGTTTTCAGAGATGGCCAGGAATATTAATATAGCAGTCAAAACCACATACCAGTTCTTGCAGGTATTCAACGGTATACTAGAGCTTACAGATAAAGAGCTACAGGTACTGTCTGCTTTCATTGACCTGGGCAAGACAGTAAACCTCTGCTCTGCAGATGCAAAGAAGAACGTAGCCAAAGAGCTGAATGTCAAAGACCCCAACACCCTGAACAACTACGTCAAGCGACTGAAAGACAAGGGTGCGATAGTGAAAACCAAGAACGGGTATAAGCTATCTAAGCTGTTGACCATATCTGAAGACGTTGTAACCATAAGCATACAGAATGCCACGCCCAATAGAGACAAGGTGGATCTATGACCCGTGGGCTATATCAGTGTACTACTCGCCCTCAGGAGATTCAGCAACAGTAATCATTTTTAATTTAGACTATGAGCAAGAAGAACAAGTTATCAGTGTTCCAAATGGTGAAGAATTTCGCTAAGGAAACTGTAGAATACGCCAAGCAGGGAGCACCTAACGTTAACGAAAGCGACTACCAAGACAGGCTGAACACATGCAATGGATGTGAGCACCTAAGAGAAAAAGAAGGTAGGTGCGGACTCTGCGGATGTGTGGTAGAACACAAGGCAAAGTGGGCAACATCAAAGTGCCCCGACGATCGATGGAAGCCACAGGTTGTAGGTAGTGGGGGAAAGACAGTCAAGCTGTCCAAGACAAAAGAGAATGCTGTGTACAAGAAGCGGAGACTGCAGAAACTGAGAAATGAGCGAAAAAATAATAATTCAAAGACTAGCGACTAAGTATGCACTCCCGCTGCAGAAAGTTGAAGAGGCAGTCTACTACCAATTCAAATACACTGCACGCATAATAAAGGAGGGCAGCTTCGAACCAGTCAGATTACCATTCCTTGGTAAGTTTCACGTCCTACCAGGACGACTTAAACACTTGAACAATGAGCAATCAGTATCGCACAATACCAGATAAACTAATACGAGTCCGGACGCGTGACGGTACCCAACATTTCTGGCACGCAAATCTATTCAGAGGTATACGTAGAGTATCTGGGAACTATGTAGAAATATATTTTGGTACTATGCTGCGCCAAGAAGGTGGTGGAGGTAGCGGAACAAATGCTACAAACGAAATAGACGTAGTTAAAATCCGCTTCGAGGACGTTCAGGGTGGGGCCTGGGGTTCTATAATAAAGATGTGGGAGGAGATAATGACAGGTAAGTCTATAGTCTTCACTATAGCTGATACGTATGCAGACCCACCATTCTACAACCTGCAGGCAGGCGAGGTGAAGAGAAATACAGCGGTGCAAGCTGGGTCCTGGGACCTGGGCCCTGAGGGCGACGGCAGTTCATATTACGGCGAAACCACTTCACCAAACCTGAACGAGACGGATCTGAATTTAACAGTCGTAGTGGTTTACAGAGAGGAGTTCGATGGCACTCAAGAAACCTACCCATGAGAGACTTGATAACTGTTAGTAACAACGTAGTTATCCCAAGCGCGTACGCACTGACCATCGACGAATTCAAGAGTCTGAAAGGGCAGGAGCTGGGCGCTGTATACTTCTACACGGACCACCGCTCCCCCTACGCTGTGTATGAGGAAGAAGAGAGACAAACTAAAATAGGTAAGGATCTCAAGGTTAAGTTCACCCCAAAAGTGATGGGGGCAATAGATAAATATAAGGAACTATCAGAAACCTCAGCTATCAAGCTACTTAAATCTGCACGTAGTTCGGTAACTAAACTGGAGAGGTACTTTGCCACAATTAACTTGAACGTTTTAGATGACCACGGCAAACCAATCTACCACGCCAAAGACCTGATAGCCAACTTGGCAAACATGGGTAAAGTCGTAAACGGTTTGGAAGAACTGGAAGCCATAGTCAAGAAACACGAACAAAAGGACAACCCCAACAGAGGAGGAGTGATAACTAACAAGTACTCACAATGAAGATAGCAATCGTAGGAGCATCCAATCAGCTCAAGAAGAAAGTGAAAGCTTTTATAAGTGACCTGGGAGTGAAGTGTTCGCGCAAACCCCTGCATGTCAGAGAACTGTCAGCTTGCTACTATGACTGCGCTCTTCTGAGGTCTAAGTCTGTCTTTGTTAATCCAGTGATACAGAAGGACATAGCCATCAAACAACTGGACCACATCAAAGAAAGAAAGATACATGTGATATATATATGGAGTTCCAGCAAGTACCGAAGAGGCGTGATGCTTAACGAACAAGCTAAGCTTAACAAAGACTACATAGCTCTATCAGTTAGCGAACTAGAGTTGCAGTCTGAAACTGCTATGGGTTGGAGCAAAATAAAAACGTATGTTCAAAAACTCCAGTAAATACTCACCTGCTGCTCAGCACTACCTAGACTTCGGGTTCTACACCGATGCGTTGCCGGGCACGCGAGAGTACTACGACTACTGGGACGAACAGAAAGAGAGATGCACGCAGGGATATTTAGACATAACGGGGTATCACTATTTCTACCTAAACTTCTGCCCTATAGACCGAGTCGTAGACGAGTTCCTGGCAGATGGTACAAAGATCGCCCGAAGAGACAGAACATTTCCTGCCTTCTACGACGGAGACCACCAGTACTTCACTGCGGTAGACGAGTGCAGAAAAACAAACAGGCATATGGTCGTCTTGAAAGCAAGACGTAAAGGTTTCTCGTACAAAGCTGGGGCTATGCTAGCCAGGAACTACTTCCTGATGCGTAACTCCAAGAACTATGTGTTCGCCTCGCAGAAAGAGTACCTGATCGGGGATGGACTGCTCAGCAAAGCTTGGGACTTCCTGTCATTCATAGACGACAACACGGCATGGACGCAACCTCGCCTGCGTGACCGTGAGATGCACAAACAATCCGGGTACAAGAAGAACGTAAACGGGGCAGATGTTGAACTTGGGATGAAGTCCCAAATCATAGGGGTATCGTTGAAGGATAACCCAGACAAAGTCCGTGGTAAAGCAGGTGATCTGATTTTCTTTGAGGAGGCAGGTTCATTCGGAGGACTGCTGAAAGCTTGGGAAGTGGCTATGCCTACAATGCGTCAGGGCTCAAAGACACTGGGTACCATGATAGCATTCGGTACGGGTGGTGAAGAGGGCTCTGGGTTCGAGGGTATGGAGGAATTGTTCTACCACCCTGAGTCGTATGATTGCATGGCATTTGACAACGAGTGGGATGCAGGAGCTATGGGAACTGTCTGCGGATACTTTGTCCCAATCTACCAAAACCTAGACGGGTTCATAGATGAGAACGGTAACTCTATGATAGAAGAAGCCAAGAAACATGAAGAGATACAAAGGGAGAAGAAGAAGGGAGCTAATGACCCAAAGGCGCTTGACCAGTACGTCGCGGAGCACCCATTCACCCCTCAAGAAGCGACGCTACAAGTCACAGCAAATCTTTTTGATGTCAACAGTCTTAAAGAGCAGTATAACAAGGTTAAAGCTCATGGCCTACAGACTGAGGGGACAGCAGGAGTAATGTACTACGACAAAGACGGGAAGGCATCGTTCCGACCATCTGGAGATGTCCAACCAGTCTACAAGTTCCCACACAGAAAAGGGGATAAGACAGAGGGGGCGGTAGTGGTATACGAAGCACCCTACCTAACGAACGAAAAAGAAGTGCCTCACAATTTGTATCTTATCTGCCATGACCCTTATGCTCAGTCAAAGTCTACGAGCAATGAATCGCTTGGGGCTGCATACGTCATCAAGAGACCAAACAATCTATCCAAGCCGGATGATATAATAGTAGCAAGCTATGTCGGGAGACCACAAACACAGGATGAGTACAACCGCAATCTATTTATGTTGGCGGAGTACTACAACGCAAAAATCGGGTTCGAGAACGACCGTGGAGAGCTCATTGCTTACGCGAAGAGATATCGCAAACTACATAAGCTACAAGAAGAATTTGAAATGCTGGACAAGCGAGAACTGCGATCCAGAAATGTAAGACGCCAGTACGGGATGCACATGACCGAGCAGCGGAAGCGGCAGGGAGAGTTGTACATCAGAGACTGGTTGGTGACACCAAGACACACAGATGAAGACGGTAACGTAACACTTAACTTGCATAAGATATACGATCCCGGACTTCTCCAAGAATTGATTAAATTTAACCACAGAGGAAACTTCGATAGGGTAATGGCTTTCATGGTGGGTATGTACCACACGCGAGAGTTATATAATAGAGAGGTAACCGAAATTCTATCCGATAGATCTACGGACGACTGGTTCGACCGTATTTATAAGTAATTTTAGCCAGATGTACGGTACCCATAAAATACCGCAACAGCGTATCCCGAGGTCAAAGAAGACGAAGAAGTGGGCAGAGGAATGCGTTGAAGCCTACATAGATATGTCTAAGTTTGGTCTGTCAGAGCGCCGCTCCAGACTGAAAGCCTTGTATGAATACTACAACGGTAACATCGATGACGATGACTACAAGTATGTGCTTAAGCCGTACGGGAAAACGAGAAGCAACTTCCCATCAAAGCTGCGCAACTACCCAATCATCAAGCCCATCATTGACCTGCTGCTGGGGGAGAAGTCCAAGAGACCTCTGAACTACAGCGTTATCATAGCCAATGCAGATGCAGTCACTCGCAAAGAAGAGGCTAAGAAGCAAGCATTGTTTACTCAGGTTCAGAAGATGTTCTTGAATGAACTAGCTAGAAACTCAGACCTTGTAGGCAACCCCGAAGAGATCCCACTCCCAGAAGAAGTACTGGAGCAGTTCGAGCGTACATACGTAGACAACAGAGCCATCAAAGGACAGGCTGCGTTGAACTACATCATGCAGCATCAGGAGATATACGACAAGTTCCAGAAAGGGTTCTTCCACTACCTGGTGACGGGTGAGGTGTACTCGCACAAAGGCGTGCGTAATGCAGAACCATTCTACGAGATACTTAACCCTCTTGATATAGACTTCGATAAAGACCCAGACATTGAGTTCGTGGAGGACGGGGACTGGGCCATCATCAGAAAGTTTGTGCACGCATCAAGCGCAGTGGACATGTTCAGCCCGTATCTCACGCCTGAACAGGTGTTGCAGTTGGAGAACCCAAAGCAGCAGTCTACTGAGTCTTACTTGTTGTACAGATCAGAGGCTACAGGGTCAGATGACAACATCTATAGAAACAGACTTATCGAAGTAGTTACTGTATACTGGAAGTCACGCAAGCGCATTGGGTTCTTGTCTTACAAAGACAAAGTCACAGGAGTCATCGAAGAGATGCAGGTTGAGGACGGATTCCGTATCCCGCAAGAACTAAAAGAACAAGGAGCTAAGATTAAATACGAGTGGGTCAATGAGGTGTGGGAAGGCACGCGTATAGACGGGGACTTCTACATCAAGATGAACCCCATCTCCAACCAACGTACATCACTTGACAACCCATCACTCTGCAAACTACCAGTCAATGGACGAAAGTACTCAGACATCAACGCTGACAACATATCAATTGTATCACTGGGTGTCCCATTCCAGCTCAACTACAACATCTTTAAGTATAGAATGGAGTTGGCGATCGCAAGATCAAAAGACATCATAGCCCAGTTTGACATCAACATGATACCCAAGAAGTGGGACATGGATAAGTTCATGTACTTCGTAGAAGGTACAGGTATCGCGTGGGTAGATTACAACAAAGAAGGGATACAGCTGTCACCGCAGCACCAGTCTGTACTTGACATGTCTATCAAGACAATCGACCAGTATCTCAATCTTCTCGAGTCCATCATGCAGGAGTGGGAGAAGATATCAGGAGTCAACAGACAAAGACAAGGTGGTATCGGGCCGTACGAAGGCAAGGCTACATCACAGCAGGCAATCGTACAGTCATCGCATATCACCGAAGACATCTTCCGTAAGTATGCACGCTTTGAACAACGTGAGTTGCAAGGCTTGATCGATTACTCGAAAGAAGCCTGGCTCTCAGGTAAGAAGGCCATGTACGTTATGCCTGACATGACTACTGAAATGATCGACATCGACTCTATGCAACACATGGAGACAGAGTACGGCATCTTCGTGTCTGATGCAGGTAGAGACCAAGACAAGCTTGAACAAGCTAAGATGTTGTCTCAATCTATGATTCAGAACGGGGTACCAGCTTCTGCAGTACTTGACCTGTTCGATACTGAGAACTACGCAGGCATCAAGGATAAGATCAAGAAAGCTGAGAAAGCACAGAAAGAGTTGGAGCAACAACAACAGCAAGCTCAACAGCAAGCTCAAGTTGAACAGCAGAAGACTCAGCAGATGCAGATACAGCAGCAGGCTGTCGACAAAGAGAAGGACAGACAGTTGCAGATCGAGTTGGCGCTTATCAAAGCTGAAGCTTCAGACAATCAGGATAGGCTGAACATTGACATGGCCAAGATGCAGCAGAACTTTGAGATAAAGCAGAGAGAGCTAGATCTTAAGCAGCAAGCCCTTAACAAAGAGGGTGACCTAAGACCTGACGGAGAATGACAAACGCTGATCGTAGGAGATTGCTAGAGGAGTTTAGAGCATCCGGTATGGAGGGCTCTATACTTGACGTATACAAGGCCTACGCTCAGGGTACCGATTTGTTGGCTGAACATAGACAGCAACAAGAACAGGCTAAGCCGCTGGTTGCAGAAACGCCTGAACAACAGAAAGAAGGGCTGAGGCCCTACCACAAAGCCGGGGAGTTCAATCAAACTATGGTCTTCCCTGACGTCCCTCCTAATACCCCGTTCAATACGATAGGTATGAAAGCACCTATCAACATTAAGAAAGTAGATGAGCAGGGACATCTGATACAGTCATACGAGAATGTACCCCCCGGCATAACCAACTTGCCTACGGGACCAAATCACGGTACCGTGATAGAAACCCCAGCTACGTATCAAAAAGGGGGAGAAGTAAAAAAGATGCAGACTGGTGGGGCTAAGGACGATAATAAAGAGGAGAAGCAAAAAGTATCCTTGACGTGGTCAGAAAAACACAAGCTGGATAAGAATACAGTTCCAGGCACCAGAATCATGACGTTTGAAGACGGCACTCAAATGCCCGTCTTGTTAGGGACAGCAGAGGTAGTAGCAAAGAAAGACAGGAAAGGATTAGACTCTGTAGAAGACGCTGTTAAAAGAACAGGGTCAGGCATTGTAGGAGACTACGCCAAGACAGATAAGTCTAAGCGAAAAAAGTTTGAGTCTGGGGTAAGAGAAGACATCAATACTGCAGGCAACAACATGATAAACGTAGCTACAGATGCAATGTCATGGCCGGGTAGAGTTACTACAGGCGCACTCCTCAATGCTGCTACAGGAAAGAAAATAAATACAAACCCGTTTGCCTACACAGATGCAGCCAGAGGTATAAAACAAGAAAACTACTCCCCGTCTACAACACTAGGCCTAACTGGGGCTAAAGCAGTAGCAGCAGATATAGCATTTGATCCTGCAGGTGCATTTATGACGGGAAAGGGTGCCCTAGGACTGTTTAGAGCCCCCGCTAGATTTGGGTTGACCTACTCTAAAGTTCCTTTTGGGTACGGTAAAAAGTCTCTGGGCCCAAAAGAAACTTTGCAAAGTGTATTCAGCAAGAAGAAACAAGTAGAAAACGTATTCCGGGCACACAGGGGCAGGGGCATAAATCCGATTGTGCCGTATGATAGAATACCAAAAAATCAACGAGATCAAATTGAAAACAGAATTGATGCAGTTCGGTTAAGTCTTGGAAAAGAACAACGGTATGGTTCATACAAACCTTCCGGAGTCAGCGGACGAGAGGTTAAGCTAAGAGACCCTGACCAACTTGACTTTGCAGCGTCCAATGTGGGAGACATTCAGATACCCAAAGCTGTAAAGAAAGATTTGATTGCACGAGGAAAATGGACAGCACCTCTCTCAGATGAATGGAAACATGGACCTAAGATACCATTCGGGGAACACCTGGCAGCTGGTAAAGCAAGTCTTAAAGGAAATAAAGGTGTATCTGTAGGATACACTGATGACCTATATGGTGTGATGGGTGGATACAGAATAGAGACAACCCCAATGAATAAGGGTATGAGAGTAGATATGGTTGATGACTGGGATCTCCAACCGTTTCAACAAGGAACAACCTCTCCACTCTTGGACAGACTTCCTGATAGAGCTAAAAGAGCAATAAACAAACTCCCAGAACGGGCAAAAGATAAACTCTTCAATACTGAGGTATTTGAAACGCTGGGCGGAAAGCCTATAAGAATACGACAAAGCTTTGATGTACACGCTGATCAAGGAAGGCTAAACATTTCACTCCCCGGCAGCTCTGAACCTTTGATATCTAGAGCAGGAGCATCACGAGGACCCCAACCAATTAACTTAGATAAAGCCGCTCCAGGCTACATATCTTTTGAAGATATGAAAGCTTACGAGTTTGGACTTAACTCGCTCAAGTCACTACGTAGAAGAGGAGGAATGATAGATAGACGAAAGAAGCGCAGAAAGCGCAAGTGATATATAATAATAGCAACTGTATAAAATAATTTTACAGAAATACAAACCAAACCCATTAATATTTTTGCGTAATGTCAGACCCAAACAACAAACTAGACTTTAGCGCCATTACCTTCGACAGTGTCGTTGGGGAAGGCGCACCAGGACTGGAAACAGTCGAACAGGAGCCTCAAGACGTTGAGGAATACTACGACGATGATGACATCATCGACGAAGACCCTAGAGAATATGGAGACGAAGACTTCGAAGACTATGTCGATGAAGACGACGATGACGATGACGATGAAGACACCGTAGAAGACGACTACGACGAAGAGGACGAATATGATGATGAGGAAGATGACGACGAAGAGTTTGAAGACGAACTCACCGAAGACGAATACGACGATCTCCCCATCGCAGATAAGATCTCTGATATTCTCGGATTTGAATTAGAAAATGAGTATGCCGATACTGTAGAGGGGCTCACCAGCTTTGTCAGAGATATGTCTGAAGAAGTTGCAGAAGCACAGCTGCAAGATCTGTTTGACCAGTACCCAGAGATACAAGCTCACCTCGACTTTGTGTTGGCTGGCGGAGACCCACAGGAGTTCTACGCTGCAAACAACCCACAGTCAGACTACAGCCGTATCGAGCTTAGGGAACAGGATGTGACTCTCCAACGCGCTATGCTTGGTGAGTACTACAAAGCAATGGGCCACCAAGATGAGTTTATCCTCGAGATGCTCAACGATTTCGAAGAAGGTGGTAAGCTGTACAACAAAGCATTGATAGCACAAGGAGAACTTACTGCAATGCAAGAGCAGCAGAGAGAAGCTTTGTACCAAGAGCAACTTGAGGCGCAAGCGTACGAAGAGCAGGTGCAAGAAAACTTCTGGGGCGATGTAGCAGACTACATCTCAGAAGACAATGAGTTTGCAGGTATAGTGATCCCAGACTCAGATAAGCAAGACTTCTTCGATTACATCTCCGCTCCCGTAGACGAGGAAGGCAATACTCAAAGAGACCTAGACTATGCTGATGCCAACATCGACATCAAGCTCGCAATAGACTATCTCATGTATAGCGGATTTGATCTCGGAGATATCATTGACACAAAAGCACGCACGCAGAGTGTCAGAAATCTCAGGGAACGTATCCAGTCTAACGAAGAGAGAGTCAAGAGTGCTCGTAAAGCTCAGCGTAGACAACCATCATTTGATCCAGATCAACTGGACATAAACGCGCTTTTTTAAGCATAACCTTTTAAAATAAACAATCATGGCTTTGATGCAGGTACTTAAAACGTACTACAATGACCAGCAGATGACCGACACAAACTCGTTGGTTAATGCTTTGATGGAGAAGCCCGAAGAGCTCTCTCCCATCATTACGCACTTGGCCGGACGTGAAGAAAAGAAGTTTCCTCTTTCCTTCTTGACTGAAGGGGTTGGTAACACGAAGTCAATCAATAGATTTGAATTTGAGTATCGTGTCAAGACCCATGAAGTTAACGTTCGCCCAGTTGTCGCTAACACAGGAGACGGAACTGGAGGTGCACCCTTCAGATTGACCTTCCCTGACAAGTGGTTCATTTTCCCATACACTTTGGTCTCACAGACTGGTGTGTTGGCTCGGATTATGAGCGAACCTAGATCAGTTGGTAACGGTTACGAGTATGAACTCCAAATCGTTTCTCCAGACGTTACAGCTATTCCTTCAGAGGACCGTGCAGCAGGTGCTCTTTGGGGCATGTTGTTTGCTAACGTTGGTATTGACTTCTCACGCGGTAACGCTTCTAACTGGACAGCTCCCGGGTTGGTCCGTTCTAAGATTGGTACTGTGCGTAAGTCTTACCACTTCTCTGGTAACGCTAAAGACTACGTAGCAGAGTTCAACCTCCCAACTAAGGAAGGTTCTTCTACGAAGTTGTGGATGGACTACGAGGAGTACCGTCACATGCTCAAGTTTAAGGAAGAGTGTGAGATGTACTACTGGTACGGAAACAAGACTTATGATGACAAAGGATCTAACAGAATGTTGGACGAGAATGGCCAACCAGTTATATCTGGTCCTGGTTTGTTCGAGCAGATCATCAATAAGGACACCTACTCTACTCTCACGCAGAAGAAGTTGGAGGACACGATTGGTGACTTGTTCTACGGCATGACGGATGCTACCGACAAGCAGGTGACTTTGTACACCGGTATTGGTGGTGCACGTGAGTTCGACAAGGCTCTCCGCAGCTACTACGCTAACGGTGTTAGCTCTAGCGGTGTCGGTACTACTACAAACTCTTACCTCAGAACTACTGAGTCTAAGTTTATCACTGGTAGCGGTCGTAGCTTGGGTATCACTGGTTACTTCACCTCGTACGACCACGTCGATGGTCACACGGTGAACGTGGTTAAGGTCCCATTGTTCGATCACGGCCCTGTTGCTCAGGCTTCTCAGAAGCACCCTGAGTCTGGATTGCCGCTTGAGTCATACAGAATGGTGTTTGTTGACCAGTCATCTTATGACGGGGAGAACAACCTCCAGATGTTGAACAAGAAGGGACGCGAAATGCTCCGCTGGTGTGTTGCAGGTTCAGTTGTGCCTAAGGGCTTCACTGAAACCGACACGCGAGCTTCAGATATAGACGGTGCTTCTGTGCACATGTTGAAGACAGCTGGTATCCTGCTCCGCAGATTCGATACTTCGCTCGACTTGACTTGCACTGCATCGTAATTTGGTGTTTGGTTTGCAAAGGGGGGAGCTGAAATGTCGGCTCTCCCCGATTTGCAGCCAGGACTAGTTTATTCTTAACTCAAAAGAACATGAAAAAAGTTATAATCAGACGCAAAGAAGTCCTCAACCATCTCCCAAAAGAGATCAGAGCTGGGGCAAAAATTACGATTGGCTCCATCTACGTTGGAAGACAACCTCTTAGAGGAGTAGAAGGAGATGAAGCACACAGGTTGTTGACAGGAATACTCGACGTGCCCCCAACACACGAAGCCTGGCCAAGGCTTGAAAAAGACTTTTGGGCCAGTATGGCACTGAAGGTACCATTTGAAGGTAAGGAGTTGGACATTACAGTAGATGAGACAGGTCACCCGCACAACGTAATGGACTACATCACCTTTCAGTGGTGCAAGAAGCATAGACAGGTAGCAGATAGTCAAGAACATATGGAGAAAGACCCAGTAAAAAAGTTCTATATCTACGATCCTGAACGAGATCTTCTTAAGAAGAACGCAAAAGTAAAAGTTAGCAAGGAAGCAGACAAAGAGTTCATCAAGTGCTCAACAGATGTTGACAAAATGAGAAGACTTGTAAGACTACTTAGCGACGGATCTAATCCAGAGAAGCTAACTGACTTGGAAATTGAAAACAAACTGTACGAACTCAAAGGAAACAACCCAGCCAAGTTCTTGAAGTTTGCAACTGACAAAGATCTCGACCTTAAGGCAGAGATTGAAGAGATGGTTAGCAAGGATGTCTTGCGTAAAATCGGAAACCAGTACATATACGGGGACGAGACCATTGGAGAGAACCAAACCGACGCCATAGTTTACTTTAAAAACAAGAAGAACTCAGGAGCGGTTAACGCTATGAGAGCTCAACTGAAGACAATAGCGTGACAATACAAGAGATGCATATAGCTGTCAACCTGGGGGTGCAAAAAGTCGCATCTTTCCAGGTTGACAATCTCTTACCTGAAGAGATTGACCATGAAATCAACATGGCCGTACGCAGATTCATCAATCAGCGCTACAATCCCATGTCCAATCCCAAAGGAAAAGGGTTTGAGCAATCTCAGAAGAGGATAGACGACCTCAGAACGCTACTTGAAGACTATTCTACACCTTTGAACATAAAAGGTGGATCAGAAGCAATAGGCTCGGGTAGTTATTTCGGGGCAGTTTACTCAGCTACAGGAAATAAGATTATAAACTTGGAGAGATTCAAGCTTCCTGTAGATTACATGTACCTCATCAACATAAAGAGCACACTTGCAGTAAACTGTAATAAGCCTGTACGGTTTGAAGAGATAGCTACAACAGATAGGTTTCTAAGAATACCCATAGACTCTGGAAAACCAGGCAATGTAATACGAGAAGTATCAGTAGCTAACGTTTTTGGGGAGTTAGAAGTTATATGGAGCACGATTGGAAGCAGAACTAGCTTAGAGGAACTGTTAAATCCACTGATGTGGGCTGAAGGCTATGTGCCTGGAAGATCTTACCAAGATGGTTTGGCTGACATGTTCTCCAGCTCTATAACTTCAGACTCTCCCCACGCAGATGGTAACGAAATATACCTAAGCTACCCAGTAAGAAAACTTTCTGACGGGAGTGGGTTGGCAAAGCCACACCAAGTTCAGAACTCTACAGATGGGATATATGATGGTATATATGGGTTGATAAAGTACGCACCTGCATATGCACCACTAAAGGACGGTGGAATAGAGAGAAAAATCTTTGAATCCCCTGAAGTGTCATACAAAGTAAATAGAAAAGCTGACCTAAGTCAAAACCACACTAAGATAAGCAGGCAACTTTGTAAGGCAGTCCAACACGATGACATATTTGCATTGCTTGACGATCCGTTTAACACTGCAAAAACGGACAACATCATGTACACGATGCAAGAAAATTTCGTAGATTTGTACTCTGACGTACATACGATACCTCTCAACGTAACTATAAAGTATTTACGCAGACCTGTAAATGTCAACTTAGCTGAGGGCATAGGCTGCGAGCTGGCAGAGCACACTCATCACGAGATTGTGGAGATGACAGTTAAAAGCATCCTGGAGTCATTCGAGTCTCCAAGATATCAAACGCAATCTGGGGAGGTCCTGGAGAGCGAGTAATTTTTGTTGAACGCCATAAAACTTTATTACCATGGCTTCTAATCTTTCGCAGACTTTTATCTGCAACGATGGTCAGCTCATCCCGGGCGCGACCACCAATTTCGGATCTATTGTAGGTAGCACTACCGCTGCCAACCACGAGTGTGGTATTTGGGATTCATACGGACAAGCTTGGATTACTGCAAATCAGTTGTACTCTACTACTAACGTGAACATTGTTGGTACAGATGCAGATGACCCTGCTGACGGTATCCAAGTGGCTGACGAACTCGTAGTGACTGAGGTGAGTGCTCTGACTTCGGTCAATCCAGCATGGCACTACAGCCACTTGCAGTTTGCTCAGGGTATGCCTAGCGGAAACCCAATTGCTACTCCTGTTATCCCTACGGCTAACATCAAGAGCATTCAATACACGCCCCACACTGCTTCTGTAGGTGCTAAGCACACCATCACTGACAACACAATGGCTACTAGTAAAGACAGACTGGTCAAGTTTGTCATCAGAACTACCCCTACTGCTTACGAGTACTTCGTAAACAACGAGGACCTGACGATGACTGACTTGAGTGGTGAAAGCAAAGAGTTCCCACTCGCAGCTTTCAATACCACAAACCACAAGGTCTTCAACATTGAGGTGCTGAACTCTGAGTTGGCTACTGATAACCTTGCTGGCTTCTGTGCTAAGCTTGAGGAAAAAGTTGATGCTCACGGCATTTTGAGCAAGTTGATTAATGTTACTACGACTACTACGTCTGGTGACACCTACACTGCTCGCCATGCTGGTGTTGATCTTGACATTATGATCACCCTCAGCGACACTGGTGCAGTAGACAGCACTTTGACTAACACCAAGGCTAACTTGGTTATTGGTGCTGGTAACGACTGGCAGGCTATCTCTGATGAGAAGGGTACTAGAGGTAAGTACGGAAACTTCAACCGTATGTACTTCCCAACTGATCAGACTACGTTTACTCAGTCTGGTTTTGCATACGATGTCATCGACATCAACTACAACACTCCTAACTGGCCAGTTGGTGCAGGAATTGCTCCTGCAGGTCAGACAAACAGTGTTCGTATCTACGTAGGTTCGTCTGGCACGGCACTCCTTGCTGACGGCTCTAACTCAGTAATTGACACTTTGTTCCAAGTTACTGTTCGTACTGCGAAGCGTTTCGTTTGGAGCTAATCTAATATGGGGGGCACATAGGGTGTCCCCCTTTATTACTTATCATCATGGCAACAAGATCTGTATACTCAGGCAAAAGAGTTTTGGTAGCATCTCCTGGAGCAGCTAGGGGAACTAACTACACCGTAACTGTAGAAAACCTATTCACCGGAGACACCGTCTCTCAGAGAGCCCGCACCAAGAAGGGTAAGGTTGTTACTGCGCTTACTATGAACTCAAGCGGGGTATTGAAGACAACCATAGACGATGGTAGAGGTAATAAAACAGTTGAGTACTCAGTAGGTACAGCCGACATACAGTGCTGCATCGCTAAGCTGGTGCATGACGCAATACATTGCACATGTAAGTGCGATAAGTGCAAGGAAGATCTCAAGCTTGCGGAGAAGATTTATCTCCTGCTACAAGCTGCTGTCTTTGCTGCAACAAACGGTAGACAAACCGACGCTAACGACATGTATCGCAAAGCAAAAGAATTTTGCCAAGAGCGTTGTGCTTGCGGCTGCTAAACCTTACCCATGGCTAGAGTACTTGGATTTTCTACAAGAGAGGGGGGCAGAGATCTACCCGTATTTACGTTCGTAGAGGCTCATGCCGCTAGCGCATTTGATATATTCATACACAATTCCGCGCATTCTCCCTCAGAAATACGGTATCTCTCAAGCGAAGAGTTAGCTTACGAGGGGTGGACTTCTGCAGATCTTTTGCTGTACGGGGGCGCTAACGGAGGTGACGGCCTTCAGGGAAACTTTGAGAACGGTCTGCTTAATAAGCCTATAAGAGAGCTGGTAGGTGTGCAGCCCACGTCTATTAAAATAAAGTCAGATGACCTAACTCTAGTTACTATAACAGGAAACACACTAGCAGAGTACATCGAGCGGACAGAGTTCAGATATCTTACAGATGGGCACCTGGCAGTAAAAGTATATCTGCTTGAAAAGCTTTTTGATCAAGTCCAGCCCGGTGATATAGTTATACTAGAAGGGTGTTTGCTGCTACAAGGGGGCAGAAGTGACTTAGGGGTAGCTGTAAATAAGAGGCAAGTACCATTCGTTCTTGCTGGAGTGCCAGCATCAACTGGCGATAAAGCACACCAAAACCCCACAGTTGACGTAGCCAGATTCTTAACTGGGGCTGACAGCAGTAACATAGGGGCAACAGTGAAGGTTCAAGATCTAGGAACTGCTAACGATGGTATACAGTGGAACTCGGTAAGGACAAAAACAAAGTGGCTCAACGGTACTCCCGGTTCAGCTAGTAGACTAGCCCCAGCTCAGCCTAAGCACCAGCGGTCAGCGTTTGATCTTCCCCCTGAAGCAATAACTGCCCCCGGACAAATACACTTTCTTAGAAACGCCGTATACGGCAGGAACTCAAAACCAGATTTTAGAAAACTGGACCTGACAAGGGACAGGATGGACATGGTTGATCCTCAATCTCAGCAGAGAATAGACAGACGTACTAGTACTTACAGAAGCCAGCGTAAGGGCGATCAATTCAGCTTGCTTGAATTCCACGGACCACAACTAAACATAGGGGAAACCCATGGATATATAAATTATGGACTCTATGCCTGGAAGTACGTAGTAGGACCTAGTTACGGAGATACAAAATACGGTGCGTCTTCTATAGGTGGGTCTTACCTACCACAGACCGTGGGTGGTGATTTCCTACCTACAGGTCTAGGCATACCAAACCAAGGATATGAACTAGGAGATACCTACGGGTATGATGACTCAGCAACCAGATCCAACGCTAGGTGTGAGAATCTGAGAGTACACCCAGACAGAGGTATCTACAGAAGTCCTTACTACCCGCATGCTCAGTCTGAGTTTATGCACTATGTTACTTTCTATAAGTGGGAGAACACTAACTTCACCATAAACTCAACTACTAACTACAACATTACAAATGGTGTAGGTAGTGCAATCAACTCAAATGACGTAAACATTTGGGCTTGGTATGCTAGTTGGGCTTTTCAATCATCATACAATGAAGCGTCAGGCAATCCTGATGCCTCTAACCAGACAGCTCTAGGAGGCAGTCAGTATATGCGTCTTGAGGCTTTAAACGCAGTACTTATCGGAAATATAGGGTGGCAGGACTTTATATCAAATGCATTTTACATGGGGGCTGACCCAGACAACACGTCAGCGCACAGTTTCCAAAACTATATTTCTACCTCGGAGAACCAAGAACTGGTTCCAGCATATGATAAATTGTTCTCTGGTGTGTACCATGCAACCAGAATACACCAAACCTTTTACAACGCCTCAAGAACCATAGGAGCTAACATAGGAGGAGGAGAAGCCGGCTTTACGCCAGCATCTACAGGGTTAACTTCTGGGTGGCCCACAGTAGCATCAGCCGCTGTTAACAGTCAGAACTTGTCAAGTTCTGTGCTCTTCACTTATACAGCATTTGTATACGCAGAGTCTCCTCAAGCTATAGCGATTAGTAATGACGATTATGCGCCTTGGGCTACTTCAGACATACCAACTTTTACTGACGTTTATGGGTTTTCTCCAATAACAGAGCAGGGAGCTGGAGACACCCTACACCGAGTTAAGTACCGAGTTAACGTTACTTCCGGAGGGGGCAGTTCAACACTACCTCCCACATACGCTATAGCTGCCAACGGCATTAATGGTGTAAACTCAACTTTCTGCACAGATAAAAATTCTGAAGCAACGTGGGCTGTTTTAGGGGACGAAAACGAAACAAGCTTAGTTAGATTCAGAAACTTGTCTCTATGTAACGAGGAACTAGACTATGACCGGTGCGGATGTAGAAATGTTGTAGAGTCACTACCTGTAGGCGAAGTCGGAAAGGGCACTAGCCCTGACAGCAAAAGGTTTGAAACAGTAG